TCCATGGATTGTGACTACATCTGCTGTACCAGCGTATGCCTTCACAATAAGTGAGTTACGGAGAACTAGGTCTGGGACTACGAGAGTAAGACCTGAAAGTGATGGGATGCTCAACTTAATGTCGTCATCAACTGAAGTTGTTCCGCCCCATTGAAGGGTAAGAGTAACTGCTGATGCAGATGAGTTGTAAGCATACATAGTGATTACATCGCAGTCTGATGCTGATGAAGTCGCTGTATGAATTGTTGTACCAGCAGAAGAAGTTGCCGCTACCTTAACTCCACGACCATTTGTTGAACCCGATAGAGGGATTCGAGTAACTGTTGTTGCCATTTATTTTCTCCTTATGCGAATACCTGCACCGCGAAGGCGAAGGCTTGGTCGTTTGCTGATACTCCACCAGATGCCGCTGTACCCCACTCAGGGACACCTCCAGCGCCAACTACGAGAGTCTGTCCTTCTGTTCCTACTGCAAGGCGAGCAGGTGTATTTGCGCTTGATGCGTAAATCATGTCGCCAGTTGTTGTTGTAAGGCTGTTATTGATAACGCCTGAAGTCAAAGCAACTGTGCCTGTTGAATCAGGGAATGTGATTGTGCGGTCTGCTGTTGGGTCTGAAACTGCAAGAGTTGTCTCAAACGCATCGGCAGTTGCACCTTCAAAGACGATTGAACCGTCATTGAATACAGCGCCAGTAATAACTGGGCTTGTGATTGTCTTATTTGTAAGAGTATCTGTGCTTGATGCTGTGATGTATGAAGTCAAATCTGAAGTGAGAGCAACTGTGCCTGTTGAATCAGGCAGAGTGATTGTTCGGTCAGCAGTTGGGTCGCCACCAGAGAGAGTCATCTCAAAGGCATCGTTAGTTGTTCCTTCAAGAACAATGTTGTTGCCGAACTTAATCTCAAGACCAGCCTGAGCGCCTGTAAAGGTCGCGTTGTTGATTACTGGTGCTTCGAGTGTCTTATTGCTGAGGGTAGCAACCGCATCAGCGGTTACGCCAGCACCACCGTTGGTTGTTATCGCCATTATGCAATCTCGCTTCCGAACGCGTTGAATGAAATATTCGCTGATGAGGCATAGACTGTTACGATGTCTGAAGCATCAAGTGTTATACCTAGCGTATAAGCCGCTGTTGTATTTGCCTGGATTGTTGCATCATAAACAATGTAGTGTTCTGCGCTGAGTGTCGCACCATTTGGGCGAACTGCAATGCGATATGTGCCACTTGTGCCAGCCTGGTTACAGATGGTGATGGTTGAGATAACCGTCTGAGTTCCAGCAGGGCAGGGGTATAGGGTGGTGGCAGTTGTGGCTGATGGGTTTAGTTGCCCAAGAACCTTGTAAGTAGTTGCCATGCGGTTATCCTCCGATGAGTAATAATGGACTAATAGTACCAGCCGAGTTATTTTGGGCTGTTGTCGCGCTAGATGATGCTGAAGATGCGTAACCCTGCGCCGAGGTTACGAATGATGAGATGTCTGTTCCAGAGATGTTATAGGTCGCTGAAGTCAGAGCCGAGTAGGTAGAGAACGCCGTATCTACTGCTGTGTATGTGTCGTAGCCAGAACTGATATACCAGTACTGACCAGTTGCAGAGAATGTATCTGTGTCCTGGTCAATCAAAGCATCAAGAGCCGTAATATTGGACTCAAGAGTGTTCCATGAAGTCTGGTCTACCGCCTGTACGAATGTTTCGCTAAGAACTGGGTCTGGGCTAATGTCTGCTAAATCAAGGGAACCCGATGTGGTGTAAGGGATGCTGATTTCGTATGAACGACCGTTAGGGAACGATTCCTCAACTGTGTACACAAAAGGATTCGGGATAACATCTGGGTCATTGGTCGCTGGGAGCGATACTGAGAATGAGCCGTTAGTCAATGGGACCACAACGCTAGATGGGGCAACCATCTGGTCATCGGTTCCATTACGGAGAACTTCGGCAATGCTGAATCGAATCTGACCCTCAATTGGGGTACCTTCAAAATCTACATAACTACCTGTAAGGGTGACGGTGGTGAGATTTGGACCTAAAGCCATTTATGCACCCACCAAGAAGAAAAGGTCGAACTTTTGACTTACTACTGCATCCGCTGTGTTCTTAGATGCAAGGGCGCTGGCGGTTGCCGCGGCAAGTGCATCAGCATTGGTTTCAGAGGCATCCGTAGCGCCTTCTAGGGCTGTAAGAAGGGCATTTGAAACTGTATATTCGGCTATCGGTACATACGGCTCTGCCACTTTAGACTCCCATCATCATCAACTGGTTAGTAGTGAAGTTTGCAACTGCGCTTGCTGACTTCGATGCCTCTGTTGCGTAGGCTGAAGCGTTGCCCTCATAGGTAGCCGCATTGACCACAATCTCCTGGATGCCGCTTGCATCGTTGTAGCGGGTCAATAGAGCCTGGTACTGGTCTGTGGTGATGTAAGCGCTTGCATCAGTCTCAGAAAGGGCTGTAAGGAGGTCTGCAAGGTTCTGTGTAGTTCCTGCGACCGAGAGCGGTAGAGCAATCTGGAATGTACGACCAGAAGTAAAGTTTTCAACTATGGTGTAAACGAATGGCTGAGGAGTTACATCTGTGTCGGATGTGACGGGTAGGGTAATCGTGAAAGAGCCTGTGGCATCTAATGTCTTTACGATGCTCACGGGCATGATGTGGACATTGAGTGTCTTTTCCTTCAAGATGGTCTGAGGCTCGAAAGTGATAGAGCCTCGAACTGGATTACCTAGCAAATCAACATAGGTACCAGCAACCGTTACGGTTGAAAGAGATGCTGGTAGCGCCATGACTATGCTCCTTGACGAAGGACATTAACTGTCTGTGTGCCTGAAGCCACGACAGCGTACAACTTTTCACCTGTTTGCATTTCAACTGAGAAACTTGTTGAAGCACCTAGAAGGTAGCCATAGGAGGTAGTGGTTACATCTGCTCCACCATCGGCAGGGTTCTGGACATTGATTGTCTGACCGCTACGACCATCGTAATCATTTGTGAGTTTTGTGGCTGAAGTGCCAACTGAAATACGGCTATGGCTGATAGGCATTTCTTACTCCTCTACGGTTTCCTTCTTTGTAGTTTTCTTTGGCTTTGCCGCCTCAACTGGCTCAGCCTTAGCCTTTGCTGGCTTTTCTTCTTCGTGAATAATCTTGATATATCGGCTGTTCTCTAGCGACTTAATATGTCGCCATGATGAAACATCTACGATGTCCCCAACTTCGAGTGTTTCGCCGAGTGATACGAGTCTTTTAAGAATCTGTGCCTTCATTATTTCTCCCTTAAAGAAAGAAGGGGAGAGCCTTTTCAGACCCTCCCCTTCTGTAACTTAATTAAGCAACGATTGATGCCCAGAAGTAACCGAGGTCTGCACCGATTACCTTGTTATCAAACGCCATTTCCGCTTCAATGCGGTCTGACTTGATTGACTCCATACGGAACTGTGAAGTACCGATTGTCTGACCAAGACCACCTGAAACACCTGTCCAAGCGAATGTGTAACCCGCTGATGGTGTAAGAAGTCCTGGAGTTGGAGCAACATGGGTAAGAAGCGCGCCCTTGCCGAAAGCAAAGCCGTATGCCTCTGAAGCACCCTCGTTGTTTGTAGCCTTAACAGCCTTCGCAACCATAACGCGTGGAATGTCGAACATTGCCGCGAGCATATCTGTTGTGATTGTCTGTGAAGATGTGTACTTGATACGGTCTACCAAGTCTGGGTGGTTCTTGAGAGCCTTGAATACATCGTAACCAAGTACGAGTGTATTTGCTTCCATACCTGTGTTAGAAAGGATTTCAGCCTTTCCAGCCTCAAGGTCAGCAATTGGGTCTGAGTTTGTGTAGTCAGACCATTGAATTACCTGGTCAGTTGATGGAGATGAAGCAACACCTGTGATGTCTGAACCCCATACGCCTGTTGTGAAGAAGTCTGATACGAACTGAAGTTCGCGGCGGAGCATCAAACGGCGTGTTACGAACTCTGCTGACTCGCGGAGTGGTGTAAGTGGAGCATCTGCGTTAGCAAGTGTCTGGTCATCTACATCCTTGTGGAACGCCCATACATCGCATGAGTATGTTCCAGTTGAGAGGTTGTATCCTCCACCAGCAGATTCAGTACCAGGAGCGCGGCGCTGAGCCTCGTCACGGAACCAATCGTTCTTGGTGTAAGTGAAATACTTGTCTGACTTCTGGGAATACCTTGTCTGCAATGAAGTTGTCTTGGTTCTGAAGGTAAGCAACCGAGATGTTTGTGAGAATAGCATCAATGTGAACGCTATTGATATGTGGCTGTGGCATTTTTAGTTATCCCCCTTATGCCGCTCTGCCTGGTGTAGCGCAGTTTACGACTGCTGTGACGATGTTTCCATCTGCCGCAGACTCAGTTAGAAGTGTTCCGACAACATACTTTGTTGTATCTGTACCAGCAACAAGGGCTACTGCCTTACCTGCTGCTGAAGTTCCGATGAGTGCGCCTTCGCCGATAGCGGCTCCAGCAACAATCTTTGTTCCGCCAACAATAAGCACTTCTGCTTCCTGTCCTGCGATTGGTGCGTTCTGAAGGACTCCGACAGGAATATCTGTTGCGCCTGAAGCGGCAACAACGGCTCCTGCTGAATCCAACTTAACGAATGTGTACTGCTTTGTGGAAAGGTCGCCACCTGCAACGAGGGTGACCTTTACCGAGTAATTGCTAAATTCGTATGCCATTTTTAGTTAGCACCCTTCTCGTTACGGTATTGGACATAAAGTTCAGGATTCTGTGATGCAACAC